CATTATGGAGGTGTATTATGTAAGGATTCGGTTAGGAGTTAGCCTTACGCTCTTGTTGTAACTTTTGCTCACGAGCTTTAAGCCATTTGTTCGTTGCTCCGGGGAAGTCCCCAGAAACAGGATCAAGACTAATTCGTGGTGCTGTTACAAGTTTAGTAGCAAGTTTGCCACAAGTTTTACATACAACTTCTGTGGTCTCGCTAGATACGAAGTGTTCATTAACATGACCATCTTCGCATTGAAAGTCAAATAGTAGCGCCATTTATGGCCTCCATCTGGTCTTCTTCAGCTCTGTCGATCTGTTCTTCCAGATTAAGGATATTAGCCATTACTAGCAACTGACCCTTTCGGGTATATAAATCTTCTACATCTTTTGTAAACTCTATAGAATTAACCAACTCAGCGTTAGTTCTTACATCTTCTATAAAGATTTTCCAACCTTCAGTCTTAAACATTTCACGAAGGTTACGATAATATAGTTCTAATTCTTTGTCAATCATTAACTGTTTCTCCTAATAGGACAGTGTACCTGATTATTATAACATAAAAGCATAAGAAAGTCAAGCTTTATTTCTTCTTTTTACTTGACTTCTCTGTAGTTTTGTTGTATATCGCGTCCCAGTTAGCTGCAAACTTCTTCTGGTCTGTCTTGCGCTGGGCGCTTCCTTTACCACCGTGTGTCTGACCCTTCATCGTTTCTTGCCCTTATGTAGGCCGTGCTTAACGACCTCCACGACCTTTACGCTTAGGTGAAGCAGCAGTTCCTTTTTTAACAACTCTCTTAGCTTGGGCTTTCTTTGTGTTTCTTTTACCAGCCGCTGCTCTTTCTGCGGGAGACATTGAAACTGGATATTTTGTTGATCGCGGCCCTTTAGGTTGAGGCGGTGACTTGGCTGCTTGTTGTACAGTCATTTTTACAGAACCTCTACGTGGAGAAGACGGAGGAGCTTTTGGAGCTGTCTTCTTCTTGGGTGGACGACCTACTTTACTACCGTATGTACCTTTACCGTATGGCATATTACTTTCTCCTGTTGTGTTTATATGTATACTTAAACGTTTACCACTTAGATTTATTAGCCCAGTAGGCTGCTGACATCTTACCTTTTGCAATGTTCTTTGCGTGGCGTGCTTTAAAAGATTTACGTCTTGCCTTCTCTGCTGCTGTCTTAGGATTCTTACCAGCTCCTGATACACCCTGTTGTCCATAGCGTATAGTCTTAACTTTATCGCCTTCTTTGGCTACAACTACATGACTTTTCTTTGGATGATTAGGTGTTCGCTTAGGTTTGTTATAACCGCTAACTCCGGCTCTTGCTAGTCGTGGGTCTTTTTTTGCTGGCACTTGACTCTCCTACCTGTTTCTCTAGCTTGTCAATTTTTTTATTTAACTTGTCAAACATAACATTAACTTGCTTAACTACGTCTTCAAATTCTCTAGTTGTAACCATTACTGTATTGATCCTTGTGGACTAACTTTACCCTCTTTGACCGCTACTTCACGCTCTTTAAGGAGTTGCTCTGAAATACGTAAGCGTCTTTCAAACTCTTTGTCATCAGCGTCACCAACATCTAAGTTAGTAGACGCAGCTTTCATCTTATCTATCTCAAGCTCAACAGGTACAGCCTGAGCTTCTGCCTGTAGTTTCGCAGCTCGTGCAGCAGACTCTTGAGCCTGTCCATTAAGCGCAGCCGTTTGTGATGCTTGGAATGCCAACTGTGCTTGTTGTGCTGCTTCTTGTGCTTGCTGTGCTGCCTGCTGTGCTTGTGGATCAGGAGTATTAGCCTGCTCTAGTACCTGTATCAACTCTTCACGATTAGACAGATTCATATTGTCAATGATAGACATAACCAGCTTAGGATACATAGGCGTGTCTGGTGACATGGTTTGTAACAACTGTACAAGCTGTGTAACCTCATACTCACGAGCAATAATGCCCAACGAGCTAGACGTATGGAACTTGTAATCTCCTACAGGATACAGCTCAGGTTCAAACTGCATGTAACGCCAAGCAGCTTTTTGAATAAAAGGAATAAGGAACGCTTCTTGGAAGTTAATCAGGGTACGCTTGTGACGCTTGATGATAGCGCCAAGCGACATAGAAATACCAGCAGCAGTAGAGTCTCCGTTGATAGAACCAGCGATACCAGCACTATCAATAGCGCCCGTTGCCGTTTGTACCATAGTTTGTAGAGCTTGTGCTTGAGCAAATGTCACCTGACTTACGTTGCCAAAGTTAAACGGTTGTAATACTTCAGCAGGGTTTCCGTTAGTTAATATAATCTTACCGGGTCTAATCTCTGGCTTTGCACCTCTAGGCATACGACTTGCGTCCATAGCCATCATAGGGTGTATAGTCAGAGCCAGAGCATCTATACGTGCCCGTAGTTCTGTGTCTAACGCCTTTTGTGAGTTATAGCCTTTCTCACATACTCCTCTACCCCAGAAGCGGCTAGGAACGACATCCCACGGGAATGCGACGATAGGACGATCCTGCATCATGTAAGGATTAGTTGTAGCTTTAAGAAGAACACCGTTGTTACCCACTACTACCATAGCCTCTACGTAGTAAGAGTCTTCATCTTGATCTTCGTCAGTTAGGTTTACAGTCTCTGTTTCCTCTGCATCCTCATCTTCTATAGCTTTCTCTAATAGATGACGCGGAACTAAGCCGTAGTATTTAGTCAGTCTAATCTTATCATCTGAAAAAGTAGTTAAGTCTTGATCTGGCTCAATGTTAAAGTCAGGAGATGCTTCAGTCAAATCAACTTCACGATATACACCCTTCTCTTGTAACTCTTGTACCTTATGTGTAGATACAAACTCATCTACTGCACAACCTAAAGCATCTTCTATAGATGTAGCTACTGGATCAATCAGGAAGTTCTGAGGCATTACAGGACGTAACTTAACGCAGGTACGGTCTCGTACATTAACACCTACTGCCTGCATCTCTCCGCCCATAACAGGGGAAGTAGCAGGGGCCATTTCTTTTTCTTCATCTAGGACGACTTCAGCAATGCCTGTACCAAAAACGGCTGCATTGATAAGACACTCTGCAACACCCTTACGTATCTTGTTTTTAGTAAAGTCCTGATCTAAAGCCATACGCAAGGTTGCTATGTCTCTAGGGTCTTGATCATAGACATCATCTTTAATGTCAAACCACTTGCCGTGACCAAAGGATGCTTCCTCTAGCTCTGCTACTGAGGACTCCACAGCCTGTTGTAGTGCAGGAGATATAATCTTAGAACGCTCTGAGGTACGAGTAGAGTCTTCCGCTGCCCACTGACCACGCCATAGGCGGTAGTATTCGTCAAACTTTTCTGAATAGTTAGCTTCGTAATGATCGCGCCATCCATCGCACTTCTCCATTACCCAGCCTTCTACAGACTCCTCTAGTGTAAATTCTTTTTCTGACTCTAACATAGTTAGTACCCTGCGTATTTATCTAAGTATTCGTAGTCGTCTTCTTCATAGTCTATAGCGTATGCAACCTTAGCTAACTGGTCTACGTACGCCAACGCATCTATCAAGTCATCGTGGACTAATGGATTAGGGAACTGAAATAACTCGTCTAAGAACTGAGCATTCCACTTGCCTTTGTTGAGTGTTAAGTTGCCGTGTTCTATACGGCCCTGTAGCGCCCACACGATCCTGTCTGTCTTCTTCTTGTTGCCGTGTGTCAACTCTTCAATTCTAAAGAAGCGTTGGTTCTGCTTCATTATGTCATTCAGGTAAGGATAGACAGCGTTCTTCAACGCTCCCTTCTCAATACCTACTGCGACTGGTTGGTAGTCTCTAACTGCGTCGAAGATTCTTCTGGCAGTCTCTTTGACGCCCCAACGGCCATGTATGATATTAGCGACCCACCAACCGTCCACCCCAGCTTTGACCACTGCAATAGCTGTCTGGTCGAGTCTTTTAGTTTTTGTGGTAACTTTCTGGACATCTGCAAATCCTGCCAAATCGACAGCAATGTAATAAGCGCCATCAGTAGGCTCTTCCTCACTAAATTGTACATCTTCTTCTTTAAACAGTTCACTGCCATGAGCCTCAAAGGAAGCCATAAACTCCTGACGGAAGCTAAAGGCTGACATACTCTTCTCAGCCGCTTTGATCTCTTCAGGGTCTAGCAGCGGGTTGTCGTAGCTGGTAAAGTGATAACCTATCCAGTCCTCATCCTTACCTACGCTTGAGTACGTATACAAGTCGTAGAAGTGGTTACGTCCCATAGGCGTACCAATGAACAACGCCTCACCCTTCTGATCCGCTAGAGCAGGGCGTAGGATTTGCTCCCACACCTCTGGCTTCATGTCTGCGTACTCATCCATACACAGGAACTTCAAGCTAACACCACGCATGGTCTCTGGTCTATCAGCACCCTTCAGAGAGATGGTGCAGCCGTTGATCAGCTTAATCTGTAGGTTGTTGACGTGTGCTGAGGCTATAACATTGTGTCCTAGCTCCAGCAGCAACTGCCACATAATGTCTCTAGCCTGACCCTGTGTAGGGGCAACGTAGAACACCTGACCTTTCTTGTCTGACAACGCACTGATGATTAGCCGCCAAGCAGCTAGTCTACTCTTTCCTGTACGTCTACCAGCAGCCACCACTTTAAAGCGTGTAGCGTCTTCCCAGACTTCCTGCTGCCAAGGTAACAGCTCAACCGCTAAATCAGTCAAGCTAGTACGTCCACATTACAGGAGACTCATTACCGTCAAGGTCGCGGATGTCAACATGCACAAACTGACCAGCAACTCCAATTCCTGAAAAGCCCATCTTGATAGCCTCCTCAACAATCTTAAACCGCTGTGTACCGTCTGTAACTTTAATGTCCGCTGCAATGCCTTGGGCATGGGTTCCGGGTGTCTCCTTTTTAGCTTCTATGGGGTGGTCTTTACTTCTAAAGCCACTGGTGATAACGAAGGGGAACCCACACTTCTCACGCAACAAATCCAACTTTAGCAACAACCTGTCACTAATCTCATTCTCGCCAGTGTACTGACAAGCAAACTCTTCCCTAGTAAAGTAATCTAAGTCTTGATTTATATCATACATCTGTATAGTCCCCTTCAATGGGTTCTTCAGCGCCGCCGGATATGACTGTAGTCTCCCCGCCAACACCTGTAATGGAGATGTTGATGGCACTCTTGCCTCCGCTGGCCTTATCCTTCTCAAAATAACTAACAGGCAACAACCTGTCCATGCAGAGCTTCCATGCTGCCGCTTGATTCTTGTGGTCATCGTCCAAGGCTGCGTTGAGTATGCTGTCTAACACCTTCCTACTCTTAGGAGATGCCAGCATTCTAGCCTTATATTCGTTAATGACCGCCGCATCACCCTTGGGCCGCCCTACTGCATTGCGTTTACCCTTGGTTTTTGACACCACTGCTGTTTTCTTTGGTCTGCCCACCCGCTTCGCGGGCTGACTACCCTTAGATTCTTTACTACTCATTGTATTCCCCTTAGTCCTTAAGGATACTTAAGTATGCTTTAGTTAAATTCTTTAATTATTATTAAAAGATCAATCCTAACGATGCTTAAGGATACTTAAGGGCGCGAGGTAATCTCTATCTTCTTTACTATACAATAGATTATACCACATTTATAACCAAATGTCAAGTCTTTTCTTTACAGATGTCATCTTATTTATACATAAGGGCCGTCCCTTTAATAACTTTTGGCTATAACCAGGGATTCTTTAGAATACACAGGTATTACAAGGAGTTATAGTACACACACGTAGTCATAAGTAAACGTAATTATACACTGTTTTTTCCAAATTACTACTATTTTGTATACCTGCGGGTACTAATCAAACTGATGTCAGCCACGCGGCCCCCCCGCCCCCTAAGTTATCCACAGGTTTTCCACATGTCATCCACAGGCAGGCCAAGTTATCCACAGGCTACACAAGTTGGCACGGGTATTGCATGGGTGACCACAGACTGTCCTTGGGTCAGGCTTATGTTTGACAG